CTGCTGCCACACCAATATTGGTTAAGCATAAGAATTGACCATTGGAAGGTATAACGTAGTTAAAGGTGTTTCCAGATAATCCATCTAATTGCTCTTGAATAGCGTTACAGTTGTTCAGTTCAGTATCAAGGTCTTCATACAGTTGTAGTAGCTGTGGGGTTACCCCAGACAATTGAACGTCAAGTAGTTCTTGACAGTTAAATTTGAACATGTAGTCGAACTGTACGTCTAATACGCACGTCTCACCTTCTTCCACAGCAAATAGCGCCCCTCCGTTAGGAGTAGGATTTAATACCACACTAAACGGTGGTCTATTATCACAATCAACAGCCTCTAACCAATTACATCGCTGCATATTAGAGTCCCAAGTGAAGGTAACACCACTTAACGAATTGTCAGTAGTACCACTTAGCATTACTTCACAGCAAGCTTGACCCAATGTAAACCCTGTATAACTTGGGTTAAGTGGGTCTTGATTAGTATCCACAAAAGTGCCAATACTACCGTCAGGATTAAGGATTACACTTACGTATTCCGCATCCAATAATATTACACTACAATATTGATATTCGTATTCCATTGTTAGTAATTATCCTTCAGTAAGTATTCCGTCAAGAATAAATGGGTTGTATTCCGCTGCACAACCAGTAAGTCCTTGAAGTCTTCGTAGATAGGTTTGTCTCATAGTATTACCTTGAGAGCTATTCCACTGAGCTTCAGTAATTCTACACCCCACACCAACTTCGTTAGTGAATGGGTCAAGTATGTTAGGTGTCAGCACAGTAGGTGATGCACAATTTTGTCCGTTATATGAAACGACTCTAGCTTCGTTATTTGGTGTTACGAACATAAGATAATAATCATTTCCAATTTGTATAGTGTTCTGAGCAAATGTCTGCCCAGTTAGTCTCCAATTACAGGTCGCATATGCGATACAATCTCGTAGAAATACTCCATTACTATCGGTACTACAGCATATAGTTCCAGAGTTAAACCCTCGGTAGCCTTGAACGATTAAATCGTAGGTACTACCAGTGTACAGACCGTCCTCGAAATACCAACCCATATCAACGTATTCCACTGGAATACCTGCACCATTAGTAGTACCTGAACAGCATTCGGCCTTAATGAAAGGTGTTGTGTAATACCCGTCTGGTGCGCCCTCATAATTGGTTTGCGTATATTGCCAAGTGTAATATCCTTCACCGTTACCTATGTCAGGTAGTATTGGGTTTGAGCCGAATAAATCTGGACATGTTGCGACTGTCAAAGCTGAGAATGCCACATCAATTTGAATTGAGCCATCGTTGGCAGGTATATCACAACCACAATCGGTCACCTCAGCCCTTGGGTCTGGGTCTTCAATTATATACGAATCAATTACCACACAGTCTGATATGTCAAACCCTTCACTACTTAAATCAATGAAGGTATTGCCAGTATAGTTATTCACAGTACCTAAATTATAATTACTGAATAATACCGTTGTACCTGTTTGTACTGTCACACCCGTTACCGTAACGGCTGAAAAGTTAGGTATTAATCCTCTGAATTGGTCGATATACTCTTGACCCGCATCGTATGGCCCCATATGAGGATTATTACCAGCTAGAATATACTTAGACGCAAAGGCACCACCAGTTTGTCGGTACCACCCACCACCTTTTTGGAAGTACATCTCAGGTGTATCTGCTTTGGTTCTTGGGAAGCCATCGGTATCGATGTTATATAGCGCTAAATCAGTGTCCAACCCATTAAGCTCTATCGCGTCTTGGATTAAATCCACGTCTAACGCATTTTTAGCCACGTATACATGCTCATTGAACTCCATTAGACCATCAGGTGCCCCGATGAACTTAATAAGGAACTCAATAGCCTTTCTAGTCCCTTTCGATTTCCAAATCCATGAACTGTTTAGAATCAATCGTCTCCACATCTCATATTCGGACTCAATAGGGGTTAACCCTCTACTTTGACCAGAGTAACTAGTTCTAGGAACTGACAAGTAGTTAGCTAACATGTCATTCTCTAACACACTAGAAACTAAATCCCACCCTAGGGTTCTAGCTAGGTTTTTAAGTACAATATCAGGAGTATTATTCCTCTTATCATATGTTACGGTGTTCGCCAATGCGATACCATCGATATATCGTTTTATATCATCATATTCTCGACCATAAATCTTCAACGTCTTACTCACCTTTTGAGCTGCCGTCTCTTCTTCCGTTCCATCACAACGTGGAACAGTGTCGAACTCACTAATAGAATCACTAGTAAGGAATCTAACCATTAAATCGGTCTTAGTTAGGTCGCTATTCTCAGCCATACCAATTAACTCGTTAACATACTCCACATATTCTGGAGTGTTAAAGTCAATATTATAACCATCAGTCACTGGCCAAGTTAATGTCTTGGTTTGGAATAAAAGTATACCATCATCACTAGTAACAGCATACTTAAACGTTGCAGTATACTTCGGAATGTTTAATGTTTCCAATAAGTGTGATTCGAATGGTTTTAATCCATAGAAGAATTTCTCCACTTCAAGATTATTTGGTCTAACATGGTACGTTACATACTGTTCAGTGGTTGTACCAGTAGTATCAAACGGGTTACCGTCCACCTCGAAGTATAGACTACCAGTTTCTGGTGCCGTTAAACCACTAAAAGTAGTTATTTCATATTCCTCACTATTAATATCTATAATGTAGTTAGAGTAGTTAACTGTTAGGTTACGTAAACTGTTTCCTTCGTTGAAGGTGTCAATAATAGTACCGTTTTGTAGTATGTTAAGACCATAACTATTAGTTACAGCTTCATATGGAGCATTGAACGTACTAGTGTCGGTTACCGCATCATACGAGTAATTCGTAACAGTAAACGCAGTAGTTTCATACCCACCTTCCAACGGGACAATTGGGTCCATGTAAAGTGATGCTGGCCAAGTCGTAATAATTTCCTCTAACGTAACTCTAATGAATTCCGTAAGCGAACCAAAGTATGCTTGATTACATAAATTAGTTTCATCCAATCTAAGTCTTGTGGTACCATCAGGTTCTAATAGTAAGGCTATCTCCTCAGCATTAACGTTAAGTGTTGATAGGTCGTAGAATTGTCCGTACGCACCTGTGTTGTAGTTAATACTACTAGATGGGTCTAGATTAGTGGTAACGGTAAAGTTACCCAACGTGAATAGGGGTAACCCTCCTTCAGACGCAAATTGGTTACCAACAAGGTCATCTGAAAAATTTCTATACTCAATACCATCATTGTAGAATACGCGCTGACTATACCCACTTACTCTAATTCTAGGATTATCGGCCATTATACGTCTGTTACAGTATCAAAATCTTTAGTGAAATCAATATTACTTCTTTCCTGTCTAACCTCAAATAATGGTTTTCCAGTAAATTGGTCTTTAATTTCAAACAAGTTATATTGCTTATAAATATTGTTGTTGAAGTTGTATATCGTATAAATTCCATCTTCAAGTGATTTACTTTGATTTCCGAAGATTCCGTATGCAATCGTTTCAATATCATGCTCAACCATTTCAATCTCCACCATAATTGGGTTGAAGAATGTGTTGGTGATAATTACTTGTTGATTAGGCTGTCCTATAAATGGCAACACATTTGGCTTAACATTAGATGCCGAGCTTGGTGATACGGTGCAAAATACTAAGGTAGAATTATCATTAAAGTTATAACGGATAGCCTTTTGGTTTGTATTTGTAAGGTTCTGATTAACTGGTTCTGCCCTGTTGTTTGATGTTACCACTTTAAAGAAGTTCCTCAATTTAGCATCAGCTACCCCTGTATTAGTATTCAAATATTCTATTCTGTAACCAATAAGGTTATTATTCTCAAATTTATTTACGTGCTCTGGTGGAATAGTTGCAGTATCGAATAACAATCCCTTAATATCAGCAAATGCCGCTAATACTCCACAGTCGACTATTCTTGTTCTGATTTCAACAGGTTTAATCATAATAGTGTATATACCCTTGACACTGAAGTCAGATATAGGCAATTTTAACGTATACATCCCACCAAAAACTTCAAATCCAGTCACGTTGGACTGGGTCTTGTTTGGGTTGTCTATTTGCAATAGGACCTGCTCTGGGTCTAATTGAGTTATTGAGACATTACCCACTGAATCTCTACTAGGGGTGTAATGTACCCATACTTCGCAGTCAGATGGGTTAATATCTGCTGGTCTGTTAATTCCATATACGCCAGTTGCCATATTATGTTAAATTTAAAAGTTCTACTTTAGAAATGCTACATGTGACACGCTTTTTTACGTTTTCTTCCCATGGTATGAATTCTAGATTATTTATGTTACCTATTAT